ATCACGAACCCTTTTGGCACCAACACCGACAAACATTTCAACAAAGTTTGCGGCTGAGCATTGGATGAATGGAACATTGGATTCACCTGCGATAGCACGAGCGAGAAGAGTCTTACCTGTACCGGGCTTACCCGTGAGGAGGGCACCGCGTGGGATTTTGGCTCCACTTCCAAAGTATCTCTCGGGTTGCTTGAGAAAATCCACAATCTCTTCCAATTCATCCTTGGCGGCATCAATACCTTCAACATCACCGAAGCGGGTTTTGATTTCTGTTTCGGCGATAAATTCCTGATTCTTGATGAATGGATTATTCATGGGCCCCGATCCACCTGGTGACCCAGACATAAAACTTCTGATTAAGTAAAAAACAAAAAAGATGAAAAATGCGGTTGAAATTGTATCTGCCCACGAAGCGGGTGCTGTCATATCAACACGAATATTAGACTCACTCTCAGCGATGGTTTGCCAGAGGTCTTGATTCTGAACAATTTGGACATCACCGTAATTACCTTCGTCATCTTCAAAAACAGCCAAACTTTGGTTGGGTTTAATTACAACTTCTGGAAGTTCATTGTTTTTGATACCCTTGACAAATTCACTGTATGTCCGAGGTTTATATGTACGCTCATGTTTTGTTGGTGCTTGAACTGGTGGAGCAACAAGATTTCGACCGATGCTAAACATCGTTTTGTTATTCACAGGTTAAAGTTTTAATTAGTTTTAAATGCAAATGCCACTCAAAGTAGAGTTGGTCAGGGTAAATAACGGAATCTACAATGTCTTTGTGATAAAAGATGATGAATATATAGGGCCATGTATTGCCCGTGGATATGAATGGGATGGTTGGATGCGTCTAGACATCCAAAAATGTTATAAAGAAGGTACTGATATCATTGATATTGGTGCAAATATTGGATACAATTCTTTAATGTTTTCTGACTATGGTCCAGTTCACTCATTTGAACCCGTATATCATGAAATAGTAAATCTCAATATCAACTCCAATAATCTTAAAAATAACGTGTACGTGTACCCGTGTGCATTGTCAAATGTGGCTGCCCATACAACTATATATGTACCACATAAAGGATGCCAAAATGCGTCTAAAATTAATTACGGTGGAACTTCACTCATAAAACACAAAGAAAATATACCAATCGATATTCGCTGTGCGAAACTCGATGACGTGTACAAAGGTAATCCATCGGTTATCAAGATAGATGTTGAGGGACATGAATTACAAGTTCTGAAAGGTGCTACCGAAATCATCAAAAAGTATAGACCATCATTGTTAATTGAGATTGTAGATTATGATACCAGTGAAATCCCAGAATATTTGAAATCACTCGGGTATGGTGAGCCAGAAAAACGACCCGAGTGGATTTATTTGTATCGCGCAAAAGACATTTTATCAACCATGTAATACAGTTGGTAAGCCTCGACGATACTTGGTCTATGAAATATTTCTGGCATACATTCTGGAATACCCTCTGATGAATAGTATGCAGTTTCACTTTTCTTGTCTTCAAAGTTAGATGGAGGATTGTCATAGAGCCATACCAAATGTCGAGCACACGTATGAATCTTTTTATATCTTCGGCTATACTCCATGGTAAGAGCGATACCAATCTTGCATGCGTACAAATAATTTTCAAGGTTTGATCCTACCCACATAGTCATAGGGTGTTTAGAGTGAGCCGGCTTGTATCCTCGTCTTTTACCATCTTTGGTGTAAGGTGCACACTTTTCAACATACGATTGTTCGTGGGCAGTATATAACATTTGACATATCTCGAGTTGAATCTTGACAACATGTTGATCACACGACATCTTGGCAATTTCAGATGGATCAAGGGAAAGAAAAAATATGTTCATCGCGGCAGTCTGAAGTTTTTTCAAAATCAATTTCGTATATTTTAGATCTTACACCACCGTAGTAAATTTGTCCGTCACCAAGTGGCCAGATCTTTTCTTTTGATTTTTGCAATGCGTAGTATTTGGCCACTGGTAAAGTGTCAAAGATCGAACGATCAAACGTGTAGTTACCGGCAGTCACGTGTACGATGTACATAATTAAAAGTAACTAGAGTGCTGTGAAAAGCGCGACTTAGGTAATAAAAATGTTCAGGAATTTTAAGGATGACTCACTCTTTATGGGATATTTTACCAACGGAAATTCAGGAAATAATTATCGAAAATTCATTTCAACTATGCCGTGAAGAGTACCTCCATCAGAATCGGAAAAAACATGAACGCAACAAAAAGAAACAAGGAAGAAGTCTACTCACAATTGATATACTGCGTTATATCATGTCTTCCACCGATCCAATTGAAATATTAGAGTGGGCGTACCCAACTGAATTTATTGAACTTCAAATGCACATAGATCCTCCGTACGACATTGAAATTATAGACAATGACTACACTGAATATTACGATACATTCTTAAATAAATCTATCGAATATCTCGAAGATCCCAGCAATAAAGAAATGTGGATATGTCCGTCAGACGACCACTGGTTGGAAATGTTTACAAAGCTAAACGACTTTTACAGAAAACATGGTCACTTGGATATACTTTCTGAAAAAGATGGTAATCCATCATTGTTTGTATGGCTCGAGTATCAAAAAGATCCAGATACAAAATTATCAAGAGAGCGTCGTCATTCATTACAAACACTAGGGGTTAAACTTAATCGTCGTCGATAAAAAATTCTTCTTCGCCAGCACCTTGCTCTTCGTCATCCTCTGGCTCAACGTCTACATCCATCTCTCCATCTTCACCTGGATCATCGTCTTCTTCAACATCTTCTTCAACATCTTCATCGTCAATGTCTACCGGTTCGGGTTCTTTCTTCTTTTTCGGTTTGGGTGCGGTTGGTTTATTAAACACTTTATCAATTTTAGCCTCGATAACTTTTATTATGGCTGGTCTTTTTGACAATCTTTTATCCAGCTTGTCAATAAATTCACCTGAAAATCCAAGACTCTTATACACCTTTAAAAGCGTTTTTGATGGTGGTACCTTATTTTTTGAGTAATATTTTTCATTGAGATCCATCATAGAGGTATTGAGTTTGACTTTTATTTTTCCATTTTTTAAAACTTGTGTCGTCATGTGTATCTTGTCAAGTGCATCAATGTATGGCTCCGCCTTTACGACTTTTACTTCTCTTATAGGCTCCGGTGGCAAGTCGGGTACAACTTCTTCAAGACCCAATTCGCGTCTATTTTTATTGAGTAATTTTATGTAATTTTCTTGTTGATAAATTGGAACTTTTGGATGCTTGTAAAATTGTATAGGTTTTGGTCGAATTATACTTTGCAAAAATTCGTTTCTACAAATTTCATTCCGCCTCAGAAGCTTTTCTGCCTCCCTCGGTCGAATCGCAGGTCTCTTGAACATCTTCACTTGATCCAATTGATTCTCCATCTACTGACTTAGGCTGAAAAATTTCCAACTCAGATTTCAACAATTCTTGAGCCTGACGTGTCTGAAGAATATTGAGTGGCCCCCATATTTCAATAACCCGTCTTTCATGACGATACCATAAGTAATCAAGACCAAGCATTCTAGTCAACCAGTAAAAACGTCGCCCACTCTTACCTACAAATGCAAACATGAAGTCCTCATCGTAGCCGGACACGTCAAGTTCCGTGTAATGAGACACGGGAGGATTATATGGAGCCATCTTTGAGTATGTCTACCATACGGTCGATTTGTTTATATACATTTTTCCACGAAAACCTTTTAAGTACGTAGTCTCGAGTATTGAAAACTGGTCGTTCCTTGTAACACTTATCAATAGCATCAGCTACATCCATGGGATCCAAAATTGCTCGTTCTCCGTTCAACTCATTCCCACCCGTGTACATAGTGGTAACTCGAGGTTTTACATAAATAGCATTGTCACCCAAAGTGTCTCGGAAGGTTGCGATGTCCGTAAGAATCTGAGGCTTGTTGAAGTAGGCATGCTCTACAGACGTAAGTCCGAATCCTTCGGATACACATGTATTTATACCTACGTCAGCAGTAAAATAAATTGAGTTCAATTCCTCTTTCGATAGTCTGAGGGGTTTATTATTTATTATGAAGTTTTTAGTATAGTTCATGTAGTCAAGACCTCGTTTCACGAACTCAGTGTATACATGTTTTTCTATGTCTACATATTTGTCTGAGCCATTTACACCACAAGAAATAAATAGTTTTAAAGATGGGTCGTAGTCATGTCTCGATATGAACTCGATGAATGCAGACAAGGTTATGTGCCACTCTTTTCGTAAAGAGTTGCGGTTCATGTTTATGACTGTGAAGTTTTCGAACCCTGGATATCTATCTGGGTTGTCATCAAACTCTTCAAAATTTATTCCATGCTCGATGACCGATACACGACTCGGGTCAATTTTTTGGTCATTGATCATGTGATCTCGCCAACAATTCAAAAATGTAAACCAATGGTGAACCCGTGATTTAATATTTTGGAATATTAAAGTGTCCGCCCACTTTTGACATATGTCCAAGTAAACAATGATCTTTTGCGACTCGCCAATATATTTCATGTAGTTATTAATCACATTTCCGGACGCATAAATCATCACGTAATCGGGTTTCTCACGTTTTATATGTTCACCCGCTTCGGCATAGCCAAAATCATTCCACGGACTATGTGTAATAATTTTAATTCTTGGATCGACATAAGTATTTTTTATACATAAAGTCTCTTCATAGTTCACAGTAAACATAACTATTTCCAGATCATCTTTACTTGCTAGGTGGTTTGATATTTTGTTTATTATCTTTGAATACCCCAGTGACAATCGAGGATCGGCTGAGACGATGAAGAGCTTCATGCCTTGAATGAATTTCTTCGGCAATCCTTAAATGCTTTGAAGTGTAGACTTGCTTCTTTGCCTTCTTGTCATTTTTTGTAACGCGTTTTTTGGGTTCGAACTCCACCATGTGAAATTAAGTGTTGGTGACTCACCGGGTTGAAGTTTTCTTAGGCTACAATTTTTTGGTATGAATTCAAATTCTTTGTATGTTTCTCGCATACGAATTATGTTTTCCATATCATCTATTGGAGGTGATGCACTTATCATGGTAACATCATAATGCATAGGTGACATTTTAGCCATAGATCGACACATGGGACATAGGCTGCTTTTGAATTTTTGGTACCACTGTGATATACAGTGATAACAAAAAGAATGATTACAGTCCAGCTTACAATCCGTCTTGCGGTTGTAGCATATAGGACATTCCATGTTTTTAACTACGAGATCTTCTTTATTATTCTTCGTCGTCGAGAGATACGTCGCTTTCACTTTCGTCGGAGTCGGTTGGGTCATAATCAGAATCACTACTTGAAATTTCTTCGTAACCAAAGCGAGTACGCTTAAACGCACCTGTATTTTCTAGATCATCTGTGTCATAATAACCGCATATAGATTCAACGGGTACTTCTTCAGTTTCTTCATCAAAAATGTATATACCACCGTGGTGCTTTGATAGTAATTGAACCTTGAGTGTAGACCCAAGGTCTTCAACAATACGTGCTATAGAAATCACATTATCAGACAAAAGGACATCAACAAGCATCTTCTTTTCAGAACATTTAATTTCTTAAAGTACTTTAAAACATGAAGATACTCCGCGATCGTGTCATACATAAAAACGACGCGGTCATGTTCGACATTGATGACACGTTAATTTTTTTAGATGGGACATTGAATACACCAATTGTTAACTTGTTACATTATTCTAAATCTCTAGGTTATAAAATTGTAATTATCACAGCTAGACCCATTCTGAAACCCGTGATAGACTTTACAGTCAATCAATTGAAACGTCATGAAATTCCATATGATGTTCTTGGTTTTACACCTGCGTTAAACAAGGGTGCTATGAAAAGAGACATGGAATATAATTTCATATTATCAGTCGGTGACATGCCAACGGATCTGACTGACACAGTCTATTCATTAAAAGTTTAACATTTCCAATGAGCATCACAATTAAGACATGTGACAAATGTCGTCATCGGTTCATCGGCACTCCTTGTCTGGAGTTGATAATAAGTTGTCTTCGTGGTCTTACAACGATTGCACTTGAAGAATCCCTCTTGTGACATGACATCCTTTTTTAATCTTTCCTTACGAAGTTCTTTGTGAATCAATTCAGCTTGTAAATTTGCCCATGGTCCATCTGGCCAAAGTTCTTTTGGACCATACTCAATCAATTCACTTGTTTTAATGCGACCACTCTTTAGTTTTTCTATTGTCGATGAACACTTTGGTAGACATCTTTTCAATTCAAGAAACTTTGTCTTGTATCTTGTTTTGAAACGTGGATTTTCCCACGTAGGTGCATCTTTGTATTCTTTTGATCTGCGTATGCTCCAATTGAAAATACATCTCTCAAGATTTGTGCATATAGTACTATCCTCAGGAATGTCGAGTAATTTTGACAATTCTTGAGAGACGTAGGTTCTTAAAGCAGTCTCTTCACCCATGCTTACTTACTGATAATCTTAATTTCTTAATTGACTTAGGCTAACGGAAGACCCTTTGTTGGAAAAGTACCTCGATCACAGTCGTCCATTGATCCTGGATTGCATGTGTTGAAATAGTCTGAAACACGCCTGGCATTCTTAGTCGAAATGTAGGCATCGTCGAGAGCCCTTATGTAATTTTCACGGGTCAACACAACTCGAACCGCAATAATGATTGCGATGAGAATGAACGCAAGAAGCGTGAAGTTCATTTTACTAAATGTCGATATTTTTTTGTCAAAGAATTTTAAGGATGATCAGAGCAGTACTCATTGAAGACAAAATAAAAGAAATTTTATTGGATATAAACAAAATTCACGTCATAATACGTGGTAGACCAACATTTATTGGTCAGTGGCCTGAGATAGACGTTGTCATTATAAAAGCCGAGGAAGGTGGAGATTACATAAACCCTAATAAACTTCTCCCACCATTTGAAAATGAAGTGGTTGAAGGACCGATACTGCTCGTACGAATGGATGAAAATTCAGAACCACAAGATTTTACAGTAAATGAATATGAAAGTTTACTTAGACGGAACAAAAGCTTCACAGCTTAGAACAGCATTCGCATACTTCATGGCAAGTTGAAAATGGACATATGCCCAATCCATCATATTAGACATCTTTGGTCGACCTTCCATGGGGTTATCATTGACAACTTGTTCAATGTCAACTTTTTCTCCACCAGTCGCTTTGGCCATGGCTTGACCCACATTCTTGAGCCACATCACATGTGATTCATCCTTGCAATCAAATTTCTTAACAAAGTCGGTCATTTATAATTAGTTACAACTCTTTTCTATAAGTAGTCTTGCACTTGGGTCTGTCACTGTCGTCCATTTTGGTCTCCAAATTTCAGAAATAAGATGGTCATGTTCCTCGCCATACATAGACCAAAAATGTGTTCGATAGTACACCTCTTCCTTTGTCAGGCATGTATTGTGATTCCGTCTGGAATTTTCAAACGTTTCATCAGTCACAGCGGTTTCCACAAACTTTTTAATCGCACCGACCCAATTTGTCCCAACTGCATCGCTCATCCCATCTTTTTGTCGCCAAAGAACCTCGTCTGGTAAGTATCCAATAAATGCTTCGCGTAAAATTTTCTTTTCGATTTTGTCTCTCTTTAAATTTTGATCCACCTTCATACAACAATCAATAAAATTTTTATCCAAGAATGGAACAATGAGATCTAAACCATGTGCTCCGGCACATCGATCAGCACGAAGTCCATCAAATTGATGAATAAGTTTAAGTCGCCTCATGTTTTCATATGCAAATTCTTCGGTTGAAGGAGCCCCATGGAAATACAAATAACCTCCAAGGACTTCATCACTTCCTTCACCCGAAAATATATAACGACATGTTGTGTTCTCCTTGATGTATTTACAAAGAAGCCACATTGGAACACTTGCTCGAATAGTTGTTGTGTCGTATGATTCAAGACTATGAATAACACTCGGTATAGCTGCGATACCTTCTTCAATTGTAAACTTTACTTCGGTGTGATCGGTATCCAAGTACTCCGAAACTTTTCTTGCAGCTTCAAGATCTGGACTTCCTTCAAGACCAATAGAAAAAGTTTTAATCTTACCAATCTTTTGTCGAGCAATCGAAGCAATCAAACTACTGTCGAGACCACCCGACAATAAAAATCCAATGTCGCGTTCGGTATTGTTCAATCTTTCTTCAACCGCGTCGACTAATCTTTTTTTGATTAAATTTTCTTCCTTCGATGTGACATTCCAATATCCTCTGTGGTAGCATACAAAGTCATCAATGTAAGAATCATAAAAATGCCCGGGTGGGAATATATGTACTTTAGTTTTCAAAAATAAAAGAGCCTTGACTTCACTCGCAAAAGCAATGGAGTCTTTGGCATATCGTGTATAAAAAAGAGGTCTAACACCCACTGGATCACGTGCAGCTAATACGCGGTCACCATTTGTATAAACAAATGCAAAATCACCATTGATTTTTTCAATGGTATTTTCTATACCGTCTTTATCAATAAGGTCCATGACAACTTCGCAATCGCTCGCACTCATTTCTTTTCCGGATTCAAATAAGCGATGATTGTAGATTTCACCATTACAAACAAACATGCTATCATTTTTTACAAAGGGTTGCATACCCGCGGCTGTAAGATCATTAATACAAAGACGATAAAAGTCCATGCGACATTTTTTTAGCATACAGCTGCGATAATCATCGGGCCCCCGATGATTTAAAAGATTAGGTGGTACATCTCGGTGCTCACCGAATAAAGTGATAATACCACACATGACTATATAAATTTGAATCTATTACTTTAACCGGTAATTCATTTCGAGAACCCCGGTATAACATTGTAAATCAGCTTCACCGTCAATTTCTTGTCCACGAAAGCCAATGTCAATCGCGTCATGACTTTTATCATTAACTTTGAAATCATGACAGTACATGAAAGACATGTTGTTGTAAAGAGCCGCAACATTTAAATCTTCTTCGTCCATGCTCACAATGTTTAAAAATTCCATGAGCTCAAGTGGTGTACGTTGACGAACCAACGTTTCACTTGTGACTTTTGTTATACTTTTCCCCATGTCAAAATGTGGCCACTTACCATGTTTCGCCCGAAATTCACACAAGTACCTGGAACATTTTTCAGCAGTTTGGCGATTGCTGAAACACATGACACGTGCTCGAGAATTTGGGTCGACCATTGAATAATACCCCTTGGTCGGTTTCATTTGGATGAAATGAAATTCCATGTTATATTTGTCAAATAAAAAAGTATAATTATAATAGGATGGAATTCCCCAAATCATACGGCCAATGTAAATACCTGCTTGCACTTAGGTCTCAAAAACCAATTATTGTTGCGACTGGTCCGGCTGGTACAGGCAAAACAATGTTAGCGTGTCAATTGGCATTAGAGCAATATAGATTTAAATATGTATCTTTGACAAGACCTATCGTTGCTGCTGACGAAGATATGGGTTACCTCCCGGGTGACATGGAACGTAAAATGGAACCGTGGACCAAACCGATGTATGATATTTTTGAACAACATCTTTCACCGACACAGATAGATCGATACATTCGTATTGAACCTCTTGGGTATATGCGTGGTCGAACATTTACAAACTCCCTGATCATCGCAGATGAAATGCAAAACAGTACTCCCAACCAAATGCGAATGTTATTGACTCGTATCGGCGAAGGTACAAAGTTGGTCATCACCGGTGATCTTGAACAAAGTGATCTCGAAACAGAAAATGGTTTGGAATACCTAGTAGACAAATTAGATCACCTAGACCTGGAATATATTCAACACGTAGATCTCGATGAAGATGATATTCATAGACATCCAGCTGTAAATGAAATACTTAAAGTCATGAATGTTTAAAAGTATAATGTGGTTCGAAGAACATTTAAAAACCTTGGAAGAACCATCTCCCGAACAAAAAGTTTGGTGTCAACACCCCGAAAAGTTGACTGTACTTTTCATCGAAGGTAATCGAAAGCCACTCACCAAATATAACCTCTGGAACATTGCTCATGTGTACGGTGGAACAGATGTCGGTCTTCACATCATTTGTTCACCAAGAAATCTTAAAGACATGAAAGAGTGGACCAAAGACTGGACAAATGTTGTCATCACGTGGCATCCTCTGAGATCGGTAAGTGAGTATAGTCATTTTACAACATCACCTGAATTTCACATGCGTTTTGTGTCGTCTCATGTCCTATTGATGCAATGGGATTCGTATATTTTTAGAAAAATTGACGAACACTTTTTTGAATACGATTATATTGGTGCACCTTGGAAAGGTTGTTTACACGGTTACAGTGGTATGCAAATGACACTCGAGGAAGCTGATGATCCAAGTAAATTACGTGTTGGAAATGGTGGATTTTCCCTCCATAAAATATATCCGTGTTTACAACATTGTATAGAAAATGCTGACAAACCAAGACATATCGACGATGTATTTTTTGCACATTCAAAATTGAATATACCATCTGTAGAAGTTGCATACGAATTTGCTATTGAAAGTAGACTAGATGATATTGATATAGTGAAGTATCCGGTCGGAATTCATAAAATATGGGACTATGGATATGACTTAAACGACTTTAAGGAATTGGGAAACATATAACTATAATGTGGTTCGAAGAACATTTAAAAACTTTAGAAGAACCAACACCCGAACAAAAAGTTTGGTGTCAACATCCCGAACGACTGACTGTACTTTTCATCGAAGGTAATCGAAAGCCACTCACAAAGTATAACCTTTGGAACATCGCTCACGTGTACGGTGGAACAGATGTCGGTCTTCACATCATTTGTTCACCAAGAAATATTAAAGACATGAAAGAGTGGACCAAAGACTGGACTAATGTCGTCATCACGTGGCATCAACTCCATTCGCTCAAAGAGTACAACGAATTTTCTTGTTCACCGGAACTTTATACTCGCTTCACATCGTCGCACATTCTCTTAATGCAATGGGATTCGTATATTTTCAGAAAGATAGACGAACACTTTTTTGATTATGATTATGTCGGGGCTCCATGGAGAGAATGTGTTACGGGCTACACTCAAAAAGAATGGGTCAGACCTGAAGATGTCGGTGATACCAAACACTGGAGAGTAGGAAATGGCGGCTTTTCGCTACGAAAAGTTTATCCATGTTATAGACACTGTATAGAAGACAGTCAGTGTCCAAAGAACACTGATGATACTTTTTATTCTCTGTCCAAAACACTTAGTATCCCACCCAAAGAAGACGCATACGACTTCGCCGTCGAAACAAAATTGCGAGATGTCGATCCACCAAAGTCACCCGTGGGTATGCATAAAATATGGGGGTATGAATTTGGCGAAGAATACTTTAAGAGATGGGTACACGCGGAGCTTTCTTAGTCTCGATGTCATTTTTCAGAAATTTCAAAGACCGTTTCAAAGTTTTTAATTTATCAATGACCTCATCCCTTTGATGGTTGTATACAGTCATCCAATCAACAACGTATTTCAAATTTTGTTTTGATTCCGTATACCAGTCTGATATTTTTCCTAATTCATCATTTATGAGATTGTATTTTTCAGTGAACTGATCATCGCGCACTACATCATCCCATAAATCATCCATGTATAGGTCTAAATCATAACAGGCATCCTTTACCTCTCCTAATTTTTCAAGATCTTGGTTACTCATACTTACCTTTACTAAGAATTATTTTTATAAGTAGTAATCAATGTGCATATCTGCTCGCCCATTAAAGTTTGGAAAGTCTAACCCCTTGATTGGGAATGGTTGAGTCTCTGGTTCAACAGTCTCAACGAGATCGCGACGAATGTAGGTGACTTCAAAGACTTTCGGGAAGTTGTTATCAATCCAAGGTATCAACGGGTAATTGTTTCCGTGAACATGTATACAAACAAAATCTTCGTTCAAACATCTGTACATATCATCGATTAGTTGATTATAAGAGAACAATTCTTTGTCCAAATGAAATTCAACGACAATTTGTGAAAAGTTTTTGAGATGTTTACATGCTGGCAAAGACTTCCACTCTGCACCTTCGACATCAATCTGCATCATCAAGTTTGTCTTGTCAAGATGACCATTTCGTTCGAGGTGAGCGTCGATGGTATCCAGATGTTCTTCCTTCTTATCGGAAACACCTTCCTTGAAATAGTGAATGTAGTCTGGCCTGTTCGTAATACCATTTATTGTATGATCATATACATAACATGGCTTTTTGTACTTTTCATAAAAAGCCTTTTCAAATGTAATCTTATCTTCAGATCCATAGCTATAAAGTGCATCGTAATCCGGTAAGTCGGCAACTACATACCCACCGTCATGGTCTGTACCAATCCTGATCTTATTCAGGTTGGTCCTATAAGGCTTGAAGTATTTCTTAAGTCGGTTACATATGTCTACATATATGGCAACAGGGTGCATTACTACATACAATACTTAAGGCTTTAAGTTTAATGAATTGTAATGATTGTCGACGCGTTTCCATTTCACAATGAACTAGAATTAATTCATAAACGTCTTACATACCTGTCACCGGTTGTTGATAAATTTATTATTGTTGAATCGACATATACTCATCGCGGAGAGCCAAAGGAATTATATTTTAAGAATAACCAAGAAATGTTCAAAGAATGGAAGGATAAAATTATTCATGTCATTCTCGATGTTGTTCCACCGGATGATAATCCATGGACCATGGAACACATGCAACGTAATTACATAACAAAGGGGTTAGATCATATACCAGATGACGCAATTGTTATGATTTCGGATGCAGATGAAATTCCGAATGTTGACTTGATAAAAAAATTACCAAAGGAAATTGACACATTTTCTGTCCATATGATTACTTTTAATTATACGATTGATTACTTTCAGACATTTGAAAAGTGGTTTGGTACAGTGATATCAAACAAAAAGAATGTACTTGAAAAAACTCCACAATTTTTCCGTGATAACAGATGGAAATTCTCATACATTGAATTTGGTGGGTGGCACTTTTCATCTTTCGGTGATGAAAAATTTTTAGCCAACAAACTTCGAAGTTGTGCAGAGTGCTACGACGATGGTGTCGATGAACATATGGCTGGTAAATATATGTCAGAAAAGCTATCACACAATGGAAAGTTCAAACTCACAAAGACACCCCAATATATATTGGACACGGTTCCAGAAATTTTCAAAATAAAATACCAGGATAAAGTAACAAATGTCGAGCAGGTATGAACAAATCTATGACATCGCCAAGGGTGTCATGAATGGTCGTATAGACATTGAACTCCCAATAATTTCGGTATTTACGATATTTACACTGGCTTTCATTTACATGGTGACGGCGTCTATGGGTATTGATATGTACAAGACATGTGACAATATAAAGAAGAATAAAAGAATCGAAGAGTACATGTCTTACACGTTGACGATCGCCCTGACAATTCCATTCACACTTCTTGTGACAAAGATGTTTGGTAACGACACTGGTGCGTTCATGATTCTTTATGGTATCATGGGCACTCTGACGTCTTACTTCACATACGATACCGCTAAAAAGTGCAACGATGAAATGGCTTTTAGAGATGTCTGGACCAAGTTTACTTTGAGTCTTTATGCTGTTGTGCTTATAATCGGTATAATATTATCGGCTATGAAATCAAGATGAAAGAAGCTTTGCTTTCTATGTGGGCGATCTTGGCCTATGTGAAGCATAGATCAGGAACACTGTCCATGGATGAAAAAATGTATCTAATAAACTTGGTACGTTACATCGCACTGAATCCTAACAAAGTTACAAAGGCTAACATGGCGAGTCTACCATTTATGAGTTCACTTTTCGGTGTGAATGACCAATACTTTTCGTCATCGATACCATCAATGGTTATGGCAGATGCCGCAGCAACTGTTGCGACTACACCAGCAGCGGCCATCGCGTACACCGGGTCTTCACATTGTTGAATCAAATTTTCACCTGTCATTTTCCAGTCAAGTGTTCCCCAAAGAGCACCTTGCATCGCAGCACGTCCATTAATCACTTCTGCGATGCGAAGTACCTTTTGAGTTGGTGATTTAATAACCGGTGTCGGGGTGACTTTTACAGGGGAACGAAGTACAGGTTTCATTATTCGTTTTTATCGTCTCTTCCTTTTAAGTGAAGAAGATACAAATTCAATAGTAAACCCAGACCTGTATACACAGCCGAGAAATTTGCTCCCTTCCTGTATTGATAGGACAACCATAAAATACTCGCGAGTATACTCAAATATATGTATTTTTTAGATATCGATGTGACCTCCCCACTTATGGCGTGATCATACATTTGATAGAGTCCAATGGATACAGCAGCAGCGGCATCCACGTCCATTCTTACTAGATAATAATATTTTTTAACAGTATAAAATGGAAGCCATTCTGGAAAAGTTCTCAGGAAAGATTGATGCCAAGGGTGTCATCAGTGTTGTTGAAGACATCAAGCGTGAGTACCTTGGTGATGGTCTCCAAAAGGAGGATGTTCCGCCTATTGTGGCCAAGCTCATGATGTGTGCGGGTAAGTTTAAGAATCTTGAAGGTCCGCAAAAGAAGAAGTTGGTCATCGCGTTGTTGAATCATTTGATTGAACAAATTGACGCAGGCGAAAAAGATTCTGAGTTTGAAATGATTCTCAAGACCATGGTGCCGCCGATTGTTGATGGCTTTGCTGGTATGTTGAAGGCGAAGCAGGCTGTTGCCAAGGCCTTTTCGTGCTGTATGAAACCCGAATAAGGAAATACTACCATTAAATTGTAGAATGAAGTTTCCTTCATTAGAAAAAATGATTGAATATGGAATTTACACTGTGAAGGATCTCATACTTTATTCACAGGGTAGACTCGTCAAGCGAAATATAAAAATTCTCAATGAATGCGATCACTGTGATTATGTATACACAGAAGACCAATGTTCAAATTGTTCCAGGTGATACAAAAAAAAATCTGAGATTATATCAAATGTCTAACGCCATTGCACCGTTGGCTTTGCTTGGTTCCATCGCGAGTTCGGTTGGAGGTATTGCGTATGGCGTTTCCACTGAATGGGAATTTTTAGGTCTCAAAAAGAAGGAAGTTGCGGAGGTGGTTGTGCCAACAGTTTCACAGGCGTCGGCCTTTGATGAAGGTGATCTCAGTGTCAGCGACGGAGATTTTATCACGGGTGTCAGTGACGACGAAGAAATTTACTCTGGTATTGCCGAAGAGGCTGCCATGACTGACGGTTTGTATGGTACTTCGGAAAATCTTGCGGCGGTTCCAGACGGGACGACCCTCGATAGACTTGCCGGAACACCAATCACGTGTTCAGAAACCGAAGATGGTATGACCACGGGTCTCCAAGGGTTTATGCTTAGAGGTGATAAGTATCACTATGGTTGTGCTTCCCTGGACGAACCTGGTGCTGCTGCTCTTGGTAAGTATGGTAAAAAGGGTAGTTCTGATCAGGGGACTGTTGCCGGTCTTAGTGGAAAATCTGCGATATGTGGTCCTAAGCAGGCCATGACCAGTTTTGTTCTTCACCCGAATCGCTCGGGTTCGAAGGTCCAATACAAGTATGACTGTATCAATCTCAGAGGTCCGACCAAGGTCAGAACCGCGACGACCAAGTATTCTTCTTATGACGAAGACGCGGATTTGAATTCCCTGGCCAATGCTTCTCTCGACGTCAAGTGTAACAACGATGAACTTTTACAAGCATTTGGTCTCGAAAAGAGTGGTAACAATATTCGTTACATCTATAGATGCGTTACCCCGGGTTACGAGGAGGATTAATAATGAGTCCGAGTGCCGACTCTAAACTATTTTGATTTCTTTTTAAGGGTTTATTCCTTTTAAGTACTAAAGAATCATCTGTATTCTTTATTTCATCTGTCTTTCTTGCATTTGAAATAAATGGTACCACGACATCTCGTGTGGGTTCGGTTTCTACGGGTTTTGACTTTTCACGGTCTATAATACATGCAGCTCTAAATTCTTCTATTGTCATATCTCCACCAAACACTTTGAGTCTATAACGGTTTGGTGCTGGTCGCACTGATCCAGAGTGACCATACATTCGTCGTCTCATCATCACAATGTTTCCACATATGATACTTCCTTTATTGATACCATATCGATCTATGGCATATGATTTCATACAACTCCAGGAGCAAAAATTACCTGTCGTTGAAAATTTATTTCGAAGTTCGTCGTGACCGTACGGTAAGCTAAGAGGTTCGGTGTCATAGGGGTGACAACACCACCAGCACCACATAATCTATTCTTTAAAAAAATATGCCCTTTAAGTAGGATGAATACAAATGTGTATTACAACAATAACAATAATAGCGGAGGTCTTTTGATATTTATGTTGTTGTTGATAATATTCTCTATGATATCATCATCGTCGGCATACCTCGCTTATGATTTAGTCTCGGGTATAACAAGGGGATCACCAGAAGTTGTTGCTTACGAAAAGACTCTAGATGAAAATACCGATTTAAATGCTAAGAACATTGGTCTAGATGGTGAAGAGATTAGAAAAGAAATTCGCGATGAGTATAGAAGAACCTGTCTGATAGATGTGAAAGATGGAAAATGTCCAAAGGGTATGAAACCACTCAAGGATGGATGTTGTGAATTTGAAGATCCAAAGATGAAGTCAAAATTTGAGAAGTCAGTCGACGTAACCGCGGATATCATCGAAACATTGGTCGTGAGTTATATGGCCGAAGTTGTTGTTATAAGTGTAGCTAATGCTCTCACTAAAGGTGCATTGGCGACGGCCAAGAAAAAGGCAGCCGTGGCGGCTGCATCTAAAACCGCCGCTAAAGCTGGAGCTAAAACGGCAGCAAAAGCCGGAACTAAAATTGGTTCTAGACTAGCTAGTAAATTTGCATACGGTTCTTCATGTGGTCCAATTTGTCTAGCGGTGATGATTGCACTTGAAGTATTTTCACTTGCACTGGATGCAACAGATCCATTTGGCTTCAATAATTTCCAAGCGAATCAAGTTATTCGAAACCAACGTAATTACATTGATGTCCAGTTACAGAAAAAAATGGGAAAGGCTTATCCCATGACATTCCCATTGTCAGCTGCATTTCCAGAATATCAAGTCGAATTCGAAAAGAAAATGACATCTGAAATGCTCGCGGATGCCTTCAAGTTTCTGGATAAAAATGTACTTGTTGAATTACTCACAGCTTCATTCAGTAAAGAAGGTGAAGATTCTAAATTGTCTGAAAATTTAGAAAAATCACTCGAAGCCGCTTTGGATAAAGCGATGAAGAATACAACAAAACGTGACAAGATTGTGTATGACTTTTATGCTTCAAAGGGTAAGACTAAACATATAGAAAAGGTTTCTTTCCTGTCAAATGAAGAGCGTATAGGTGTAACTCTATCTGAATATGGTGCTAAAGAATATAACAAACGTATGCGTTCTAAACATTTGGATTTCTCAAATCCTTTCAAACCTGCATCGGGTCCTATACCAGAAGACTACACACCATTCGTAGCTAGCTACACAGATACATACAGAGTCATAAACTCGGCCAACCCAGGTAAAGAAACACAGCCAAATGTTGTTGAAAAACAATTACCAAGAAAGGTATGCCTCGCTCAACCTTATGGAAGTCTCATATCATACTGTGAATATGGTGTACGAAGTTCAAAACATAATCAACGTTTGAATCCAACTGAATACGGTGTAAAGTTTAATTATGAACGAGGTGATTGTGACTTTACAAAAGACTATTGTATACGTGTAGGTCTTGATTTCAAAGATAATGATTGTAAACATGGACCAGGACAGAAGTTTTTTGAACAGATAGTCGGTAAAACACTGGTCAGAACTTATAAAACTGATGTACAACAAAGAATACAAGCATGGAAGTCTGGTGACCCGGCAAAGATTGCGGTGGCTACATTGACTCTACCAATTGCTGGTCTCACACCATGGATTTCAAAACTTGCGAGTGCCATCAAAGATACATATGGTCGTGGCGTTGGGACTGTACCTACTAGGTGTGGACCAGATAAAGAAAAGAAGGGTGCTTTGTGTTACCCGAAGTGTCGCCCAGGTTACAAGTCAAGAGCACTTGAATGCGAAGGGACATGTCCACCGGGATCTAAAAATACGGGTCTCACTTGTATTCAAGGTATTCACGCCTATATACCAAGTAATAGATGTAGTAATCCATTCAGAAAATGTTTCTATCAACGTAAGCCATGTCGTCCAGGGTTTAGATATAGGGGATCAACGTGTAATGCAGAATGTCTACCAGGTTTTAAATTTAGATCTGGTGCAGCTGGGACAGCATTCTGTGACAAGCCCAGAAATAGGTACTCCAGGGCGGGTAAACCGGCACCATTAGATTGTCCAGAGGGTAAAGTTAAGGATGCGGGTCTTTGTTACAAGCCATGTAAAGAAGGATACAGAGGTAATGGCCCAACATGTAAGAGAACAGTGGAAAGTAAACAAGTCAATATTTATGACGTGTAAAAAAAATATCAGGTTATTTTAAATATGTCAGCTCTTGCACTGGCTAGAAGTGGTGCTAATATTGCTGGATCAGCCGCGGATGCTGCACGAGCGGTTCTTAAAAATCTGGATGAAGCCGCCATGACTGGTAAGAGTCTCAAGTCTTTTAACATTGGTGACATCACGACATCATTGAAAAATTTACCAGAAAATGAGTTGGTGACGATTGGTAAAAGTCTCGATCAAAAGACGATTAATCTTCTCGCGAAGACGAGTGATGGCCAAGAAGTTATTGCCAAGATGGGTCGTACACAAGTGACAGTCGGTACCCGAATTTCAAAAGCGGCTCGAGCGGGTGGAGACTTCATGAGAAAATTTGGTACCGACACATCAAATATTATGCGTAAAATTTCAAACACCACGAAAAAGGGTCTCAATCGCCTCGCTAAAAAGGTCGATGAAACACCGGCTCAGCAAGCCAAGAAGATGAAAGAAGAAGGACCAAAGGTCGCTAAAGAAGTCACTGAACAGGCTCCGGACGTCGCCAAGGCTGCAGATGATGTCGTTGAACTCTCACCGGAAGCAAAGAGTGGTCTCAAGAAAATAGGTATGTACACAGCGGGTGGTACGTTGGTGCTCATGCTCCTCTATAATACCATGAATCCTTTCAGAGCTATTCGTGAAGCTGTTAAAGACGCTGGTAAAGTTGGTAAAGGTGTCAAAGAAGTTGCCGATGCAGCTGCGGGTGCTGTGAAAAATGCCGCGACAAGTGGATTCAACTTCATTTCGTTCATGGCGAAGAATTCATGGGTTTCGGGGTCATCGTCAGCTCTATTGATGCTCATATGTATTTTTTTCATGGCAAGTTCATTCATGGGTGGTCCAGGAAAAGGTTAAAGAATTAAAACTTCCTTTAATTAATGATTCTTAGTATAGATGTTGGTATAAAGAATCTTGCAATGTGTTTGCTCAACGAAACATCAAACCTCGTAGTTGAATGGGACGTCTCCGGTGTTCCACCTCAACACTCCGATGGCATCTATGTTTCTTTAAGAAAACATCTCGATGCTCGTCCATGGGTGCTCGATGCGAAGACCATTCTCATTGAAAAGCAGCCAGACAGAAACAAAAAGATGGTCTCTGTCATGCACTTTTTACACGCGTATTTTATCATCAAGTGTCCAGATGCAGAGACAATCATCTATGATGCTCGTCATAAGATTCCGGATGTTGCCGGTCCCGGTCGGTCACAGTATCTCAAAAGAAAGAAGGTTTCTATTGAGAGGTGTGAAGAATTCATACGACAAGATGATGTCAATGTTCACTGGCTTCCAATCTTCTTAAAATCTAAAAAGAAAGATGACTTGGCAGATACCGTCATGCAAGCCTTGAGTTTTGTCAACCGAGTCGAAGTCAAATCTACAAAGAAGGTCAAAAAGTCTACAAAGTTAGTTCCAAGGCGACCCAATGAAAATCAAAAGGCAACCAAATATTCAAAGTCAAATCTCGCGTGGATCTATCTGAATGACGAAAAACATACACAAACCAAAAGATTTGAAAAGGATCTTAAGAGGTACTATCGAGATCTTGGCGACTTGATTAAAGAAATAAATGGATAAGGTTTTAGATAGGATGCAAAAAGATGTCTTGGATCACGGATTTGTACGCTTGGTTGACCACATGCCTCAACAAGACTTGGACACCTCGATCGTCCAGGCAGCGAGAGTCTCATATGGAGATGGGACTAAGACCTCAAGAGGTGACAGAGGACTTTTACGATATCTCCTTAGACACTGGCACACAACCCCCTTCGAAATGGTGGAATTTAAATTTCACATCAAAATGCCAATCTACATCGCGAGACAACACTTTAGACATCGAACAGCCTCAGTCAATGAACTTTCCGCCCGCTACTCCGTCGTACCGAAACAGTACTACAACCCCGGGGTTCTGAGAGGTCAGTCCAAAGTGAACAATCAAGGATCAGAAGGTGTGATTGAAATTGACGAAGAAAGAACTCAAAAAGTTGGAGAACATTTGGAACACTCTTTTGAAGTTTATGAAGATCTCCTTGAACAGGGCGTCTGCAGAGAACAGGCTCGTGGTAATCTTCCGCAGTGCACCTATACTGAATTCTATTGGAAGATCAATCTGCACAACTTGATGCATTACCTCCATCTTCGCATGGACGAACACGCCCAAAAAGAAATCCGAGACTACGCCAACGCCATCTATGATCTCGTTCAACCGTTGGTGCCTATCACCATGGAAGCATTCAAGGATTTCAGAGTCAATGCTATGCATCTCACTGGACCAGAAATTGACGCTCTAGTAAATGGAACGCCAATTGAAAGTCCAGGTGAACGCAGAGAATTTGAAGAAAAGTTAAAACGGTTAAAAATTAAATGATAGTAGATTGTAAAATGTTTGCCATCCAAGTAAGTGCCTCCAAGACCTTCTCTAAGAAGAAGTTTAAGAAGTTCGGTAAGAAGCTTCGTCAAGAAAGACGCGATGATCTTCGACGCATGTCCGAAAAGTTCAAGGACATCACCAAGGATGAAGAACGTCGTATGAAGGAACTTTTCAAGCAACATCGTGAGTTCTTCGAAGAAAAGCAATCGACGTCTATCGACTTTTACGAGAAATAAACGTGAACCACAAGGTACTAAAAAAGAAAGCCCCGAATAAGAAAATATTCTCTTGATCCGCGAACCTATCGGCCATCATGGCACATAATATACTATACTGAGCCATTCGTATTTCTCTTCTCGTTTTATCGATCGACCTTTTCATGGCTGTTCTAGACTTTTCAAGGCCTAGAACAGCTGTACTTATATTTTTGACGCGCGTTGGCATTTCAGCCGTAGTGGTGATGATATCTTTTACGTCAAACGTCTCGGTTATTTTGTCTCGTATCAATGGTTCCAGATACGTGAAATAATTAAAGTTATCATCGAGACGTAAACATATTCCTTCGACAGTTGAAAATGTTTTGGCCAAGTAAATGAATGATGAAGGTATCACAAATGGTTTTTCATCTGCGAGAGTCTTCATGAGTTCATCTGACATGAGTTCATTGGGATCCAATCTTTCCATGTATCCCAAAATTAATTCAAAAAATGCTTGAATATCTTGGAGGTCAGCCGTCGGAATAATAATTTTTAGACGGACCAATGTATCGACAATACTTTTTGTATCCTTGTTGATGATGTGAACCAAAAGTTCCATGAAACCATTTTTTAATTCATCAGAAATTGGTATGACAAGTCCAAAATCATAGAAGACCAACTTCCCCTTGTCAGAAAATCCAAGATTACCTGGGTGCGGGTCTGCGTGGAAGAATCCCTTTTCCATTGTCTGAATGACATACGAATTGATAATCGCTTCACACACTTTCTTTTTGTTAACATCTGGGTCTACAATTTCTGTAATCTTAGTTGAATCGACATACTCCATGACAATGACATTTTCATTGGAATATTCGGTATACACTTTTGGTACCTTGAGCCACTTGATGTCACGCATATTTTTTCGAAAGTTTACAGCATTCTCAACTTCTTGAGTGTAATTAGCTTCACCTAGAAGATTGTCAATCGTTTCATTAAGAACGTATCCAGTACCTGTGCCAGTATCTATTCCAACCTTTTCTAAAAATTCAACAATGTCCTTAACATTTTTGGTATCGTACTCCATGGTTTCCAAAATATTAGGTCGTTTCACCTTGACAATAACATCAGTGCCATCCATGAGTGTGGCCATGTGTACCTGCCCAATACTTGCAGATTTAAAAGATTCCCTGTCGAAGTGTTTAAATATACGACTGTCGATATATTCATCTATGTCTTCGTAGTCGACGGGGGGAACATTGTCTTGAAGTGATTCGAGTTCGCTAACAAATTCAGCGGGGTAAAGATCTCCCCTCGTCGAAACGATTTGTCCAAGTTTTACAAATGTAGGACCAAGGTCAAGTAGTTCCTTTTTTGTCCAGCGACCGAGTGCAGCTTTATCTTTGGTCGTAGCATTTTTCAATAAAAACTTACCAGCAAATTTCCATGTTTTAACTTTTTGATGTGTTGGTGCACGACATGTCAACATCTTATTATAACAATACCTTTTTATTTCCTTATATTAGATCATGTGGCAGATATTTTTGACTTTATACCTTTCATATCTCATCTTAGGTCCACATTGGATTGCAAAAAGTATCCAGGGCAAACCTCTTGACATTGTCAACAGTGTCCGTGAATTTGGTCGACGTTCAATCTTCATATCTTACATTGCATTACTGTACACGGCATGGATGTTGTATGCTCCAAGTTATTCGTCATTCGTGAACGCCCTGATTCTCGCGTTATCAGCGGCTCTAGGATTTTACGTCAAGTACGGAAAGGAAGATTTTCCCATGCATGTTATTTTGATTGTTTTCATACTTTACAACGGTAGACAGTATATGGACATACAAACATGGCTCACTGTCGCTCTCACAGGATTTTATGCCGCGACACACAACATTTTATATCTACCATAATATTAGAATGAAGATTCATATTGTTGGTGCAGGTCCCACGGGTATGTCGATTGCTTGGGAACTTAAAAAATTTACGGACCACGAAGTCGTCATCTATGATAAAAAATTATCTGCAGGTGGCTCATGGTGGGAACCATCTGCGACAGAACGAGACATGCATGCTCATCGAATTGTTTTTGATAAAGCATTCATCAACACAAAAAGTTTGTTCAAAGAGATGAACATTAAGTGGGATGATATTTTTGAAAAAGTTGATTCGGATGTCATGGATATTGTCCAAAAAAATCTTTCAACCAAAGATTATTTGACACTCGGATCTCTGGCCACTCGTGTACTTTTGATGCCATGGAAGTTCAAAAAGATTTCTTTGAAAGATGCCATCGGAGAACTTTCAGAAGATGGTGAAAAGTTGATCAAGGCTTTGACACTTGTGATGGATGGTGTAACATGGGATGTCATGACCGCCTATGAATTTGTAAAAAGTTTTGATCACGTGGGTATGTCCAAACAATACACCCAAAAAGTTTCAGGTAAAGTCATGTGTGACGCAATGCAACAAGCGTTAGTCGACAAAGGTGTCAAGTTTGATTTTGGTTCAGAACTTCAAGATGTTACCTATCTAGACAATGGATTTGCCGCGCAATTCAAAAGTGGTATGGTCATCAAAGATGGATTTTTAATTCTTTGTGTCGATAATAGTCCGGCCATTCAATTGATCAAAGATAATTGGGGTGAAGACGCAGAAGATAAAATTAAGTCGAGTACGTACGGTGCCATCAACGTTATGTTGGAGTACGAAGAAGAGATGGACATTCCAAGTGATCTTCAATACGCCATGGATACCGAACTCAACCTTCAGCCAGTTGTTCTTCCAGATAAGAAGACTGTGTCATGTGTCATTTGTAACTTGACTGAAGATGTTCTAAAGATGGACGAAGAAAAGCTTATCGAACAAGTCATCGAACAACTGGGTCTAGTTCAACCGAAGAACATCCGTCTCGGGTGGGGTGCATCATGGAATGGAACTCAATGGGTTTTTGATCAGTCATCAGGTGTTCTCAATCCAAATGGTCAACTCCCATTCTTTGGGAAGTCTAAAAAAGTTGCCATGTGTGGTATGATGTCCCCGAGAAATACACCTTACTCCAGTATCGAAGCGGCCATTGAAGTTGGGCGATCTTTCTGTAGTCAAAAATTTGGTACACGAAAACCACACGAACCATTCATGATTACACACGTCATCATGCTACTTATAGTTTTACTTATCATACTTATATATGAGATTCGTCGGCACAATTCATGAACCGATCTACGATTTTAACAATAAAAAATACATACGAGTCATTGTCCCAGATTCAATGATTGATCGTGTGGCGACTAAGCATACAACATGGGTCAAAGATAATCCACTCGATGGTAAAGTATTAACCATCAAAGTTCCATTCCGTTATAGGAGAGTGATGTGTAAAAATATGGGCACGAGGCCTCTTCAATCTCTTATAAAGGGTGACTTAGTTGAACTCGAAATAGAATTTATGGGTTTATGGACAGCTGGTGAGTATACCGGTTATACATGGAAACTTACTTCGTTTCGGTAGTTTCAGCTTCGGCCTCGACCTCGGCTTCGGCCTCGG